TACAACTTCAGCAACTTCACCTGAATGTGGATCTTTTAATTCCCATGAATCATCATAGTCTGCATCCTTCATAGAGTTTTCAATAATCTCCATGAATGCATCAGGAATATTAATACCATGATGTAAGTTTAAACATCTCATGTTCTGATCGCCGGTTGGTCTTCTCATTTCTAAGAACATTAAGATATCAGGATGTGATATATCTAAGTATGCAGCGTATGATCCTCTTCTTGTTTTACCTTGACGATAAGCGAGACTGGATGCGTCATACATCTTGAGGTGCGGCATAACGCCCGTTGATTTATCGTCCGCTGACCTGATGCCGAAGCCGATACCAACACCGCCACCAAGCATAGATAACCAATTAGTTTCCGACAAATTTTCAACTAAACCTTCCGCTGTATCATCGATAAAATTTAAAAAACATGATATAGGTAAACCTCTTTTAGATCTACCAAATGATAAGATTGGTGTTGAATAACTTAACCAATGCTTACTTGAATACTCATATAACCTTTGTGCGTGTTCTGCGTCTGACCCAAATTTGCTTGACACGTAAGCAAATCTTTGCTGCGGGCTTTCTTCTCCATCCATCATGTATGATTCTCTTAGTCTTGTTAAACCAAGTTCATCAAACAAAGAATCACGAGAATAGTCAACCCTGATGCCATTAACTACATCTTCCATACCGACTCCATCTTCTTTTATTGTTGTTTTTCTGCGACCAATTGTCTAAGAGAGCTGGTTGAGAACCGGTGATCTCTCTTATTAAAATATAGTTGGATTCCACGTTTTTTACATATGTCTCTGCCCGTAAATGGTTTATTTCTGTATTCATCACCCAGTATACGAACATCAATATGAAACATCTCCAATATATCTTCTAAATCCCTCTCCGTCAAGTAAACTATTATTTCATCAACATATTTGACTGCTGATAGTTGAACATAGCGCTCAACGATAGTTTGTGCAGGAGAGTTCTTTTCCTTACGATCTAATGACGGGTCTATTTGAAGACCCGCTATTAGATAATCACATTGTTCCTTGGCTTCTCTTAACATAGCAATATGCCCAGAATGGAGCAGATCAAATGTAGAAGCAGTGAAGCCAACTTTCATAGTGTTTTTCATATTTATAATAATTATATCCTAGTTTCTATTTAAAGTACATTAAATTTTACGTTTTGTTCTTTCTCACGTGCATCTAAATCTTTATAACTAGAACGTATTTCTTGATTGTCTTGTATTACTTTTTGTAATAAGCCAAAGTCTGCACCAATATCTTTAGAATATTTCAATAGTGCGGTTGTATCTTTAGGGAAACATGCACCGCCATATCCTAATCGACCATCTGGACCAGGTACTTGCATATGAGATTCACCGATACGAGGATCTGAAGCAATAATACTTGTAAATAAATCCCATGATGTTTCAGCACCAGACTTATCATAGATGTCTTTTAACTTATTAAAGAATAAGACTTTAGTAGCAAGGAAACTATTCAATGTATATTTAACCATTGCTGCAGTTTCAAGGTCTACAAGATATGTAGGGCATTGACGACAGTTAGAGTATTTATCATATACATCTTTTATATACATTAAATCATGCTGATCTTCACCACCAATAACAAGCAATGGTGCTTCAATAAAGTCTTGATTAGCATTTCTTTCTGTTAAGAACTCAGGATTAAATGTAATTCTATTATAAATCTTTTCAAGCTTCTTAACAATTGCTGGTGTAATTGTTGATTTAACAACCGCAATTGGTTTATGTTTAAGTTTAAATCTTGCTAGATCTTTAAATACACCTTCAATAATAGAAGAATCAATTTGACCGTCTTCACCCATTGGTGTTGGCACTGCAACAAATACAACGTCAGGACTCATTTCATCATACATAGAATCAACAGTTGTATTATGATTAGGATCAACAATATATTTTTCAACTTTGTTATTTGTAAAACCAAAGTCAACAGCTTTACCTACAAAGCCATGACCAATAATACCAATTTTTAATTTAGACATTGTAATACTCCCTATACCAATCAATAAAATGAGAAACACCTTCTTCAATACTTGTTTCAGGTTGATAACCTAAAGCTTGTAACTTAGATGTATCAGACCATGTAGCAGGCACATCTGCTGGATGTTTAGGTCGATAATCAATAATAGCTTCTTTACCAACTTTCTTCTCAATATGATGAATGAAGTCCATTAAGTTAACCTTTTCACCACGTCCAATGTTATAGATTTCATGTCCATTATTATTTGCTACGTTATTCAGTGATATCTCAACTCCTTGTACGATGTCTTGTACATATGTAAAGTCTCTAATCATATCACCATTATTAAATGCAATAATCGGTGTTTGGTCAATAATACCTTTAGTGAATAAGAATAATGCCATATCTGGTCGACCATACGGTCCATACACTGTAAAGAACCTTAAACCAGATGTGTTCTTAATATTTGAATGCATAAACTGACATTCATTTGCTCGTTTAGACCAACCGTATGGGTTGTTTTGATGTGATGGACGATCAACTTCATTCCATGGTAATGGTTGTCCATGCATAACACATGAACTTGAAGCATAAACGACATTCTCTACACCATTCTTTTCGCATCCTTCGATAAGTTTCTGTGTACCAGTAATATTGGTATCGATATAATATTGAGGATACTCTAACGAGTGTCTAGGGTTTGCGTAAGCTGCTAAATGTAATACTGCATCAACATCTTTTAATAATGTATCATAGTCTGCTGTAATAATATCTGCTTCTACAACTTCAATACCATAGTTTTGTTTGAGTAATGCAGCGCGATCCCTTTTTAACTGTACTTCATAATAGTCGTTAAAGTTATCGATACCCACAACACTATGGCCACTTTGATGTAATTGGATTGCCGTATGGTAACCAATCATCCCTGCCATACCTGTGATAAAAATTTTCATGCGAAAAACTCCTCTAGTCCTTGATTAATTTCTGTTTGTTGTGTTTCTGTTGCTAACTTAAGTATCTCATCAACAACAGGCTTAGCGTCTGAATGCTGTTTCCAGAATTCAAATGCCATTTCTCTCCACTCATTTCTCATCACGTTATCATTTTTTAGTTGAGTCATAAGCTTTTGAGTTTCATCGAAGTTAGAATAATCTAATCCGATTGTGCCAGTATTTATGCACTGGCTAATTGGCTTGCCTTGTACTTTATGTATTACATGATCACAGAAGTGTTTATGAAATAATGGTACAGTACCAGATGCAATACATTCTGCATGACAATTTTCAATATTGTTACCATATATTTCTGCTTCTAAATGATACAAGTCAGAACCGAATGCTGATAGCGACATACGTTCCATCGCATCAACGTTTGTGTAAGGAGGATATAAGTATGCTCCCTTATTTAATTCTTCCTTACCATATAAATCAGGCGTGAATTTAGTTTCATTATATTCTTTTTCAGGCCTGAAATAATTCATTAGTGCACGTCTTTCGGTGTATGCTTTATCACGATAGATCATAGATCGATATGCAATAGAAGCTTCTAAACCTTCGAGTACAGTAATAAATCCATTATTCATTAATGATTCTTCATGAAAGTCCATCATTAATTCAGGACCTTTCCATCCTGATGTACGACCAATCCATCGAACCATTGCACTATTTTGTTCTTCAATTGGTTTCCAATACTTTGCTCGATGAGCATCATAATCAAAACCAAGACCCATCTTAACGACAGGAACAGTAATATTATTCTTTTGTACAAACTTAGTAAAAGCATTTTTCAATGAATGGGTCATCATAACATCAACACTTTCGCATACTTCTTTAAGATTTGCATTACGTGCAATAGAAGCTGGTTTATGGTCAACATTAATAAATGCTTTGCGAATATTAATTGCCTTTAACATTTTAATAAAGTTTTCTTGACAATCTTCGGGGTGTCCTTTTGAAGGCACAGAATATACGATACATAAGTCATACGTATTAATCATATCTGCATGTTCTAACCACGCTTTGCCAACAGAAAATTCAATTTGGTCTATGTCTATACCTTTAGCT